TAAGATACAATTATATTTCTGCTAAATAAAGCTACATCAATAGGTAGATTTACCAATGAAAAAACTATTACCTATATTATTGTTAGCTGGTTTTAGTTCACCTGCAATGGCAGATATTACACATAAATTATCAAGCAGTGTTCAATTACAAGTGAACGCAGCAGCAACACAGGTTGAGCGAATTGGAAGTTCTTGGAGTGTTTCTGGAAACGGTGTGGACACGACTGATGGCACTACTGTTAACACAGTGTCCGCTGGTACTATCACATCAGGTGTTATGAGTCCAGGTACAATCGCAGCAACCCAAGACGTACCAGGTGCAAGTTTCAGCTACTCTGCTACATACGTTCAAGGTGATGCAGTATCACAATCTGCACCATCAGTCGGTGCTGTAAGTAACTTCTCAGACCAAGTATCAACTGCATCAGGTACTGCTGGTGACTTAGCTGGTACAATCACAACAGCGGGTGTGATGACGATAACAGCTGGTGGAGCTGGTACTGTGGCGACTGGACAATTCGTCAACGAGTTGACCGTCCAATAGATTTATGCTATAATGACTGATGAAAAAGTACCTTGTCCTAATTGCGGGTGTGTTTGTCCTTGCGAATGCGAGGACTGCGATTGCTGTGCCAGTGGTCCCTAACTTCACACAGGGCTCGATGACCTCAAACACGGAAACGACTTCCACGGTGTCGGAGACCATAAATTCGATGAATTATGATACTGGGTATCAATATGTGATAACGGGCACAAATATACAACACGATGGAAATACTATTTCATCACCATCAACAACAGGAAATAGTAATACACTGAATGGGGTGACTTCAACATGGACAGGATTGGATCTAAACAACAAACCAAACTTCACACTAACAACGCCAGGAGAAGCCTTTCAATTTACAGAAAGTTATTCTGGCCCAGGTCTTTCAAATCACACAATAATACAGAGAACCACCACTATCCAAAGCGTCACAAACACGACAAGCACGTTCTCAAACTGATATCACTGTGTCTCACAGTTGGAACAGCAACCCCATCATTCGCTTCAGACATTGGGGGAGTTTCAGCGACAGCAAATCCAGTCGCCAATAGTTCTGGCTCAGTTACCAACCAGGCAATACAAGTTTTACAAGGTCCGTATATAACAAACACATATGGTAATGGGATACAATGTCAAGGTCCTACCATGAACATAACACCATTTGCCACTGGGAATATTGCAGTAAAGCGTCCTTACGAATCTTATTGGATGGATCCCGTATACAACAATGTAGACGCAAATAATGACGATGTGCCAGACAATCCAGGTGAAATTTTGTATTATAAACCAACAAGGACAGGACAGAAAGATAGTAGTACATTATCAATAGGTGTCTCTGCTACTTGGTCAAAACCATTAGATAAGAAACTACAAGAGCAATGTAAACAGGCAGCAGAAGCAAATATAGCATTAATGAATCAATCTGTTGCAAATAAAAGATTAGACTTTGAAATTGCAAGATTAAAGAACTGTGGAGAACTAATGAAGGCTGGAATTATATTTAAACCAGGCACTGAATATGCAAAGGTATGTGCTGATGTTATGTTAATAAATCCTGCAGGTGTCGTTGCAAATCATACACACGAGATCAAGACTAAACCACCCATCAGTAATGATGCGAGTTTATTAAAGACTATATCAATTGGCGATAAGTAATACCTTCCATATGATCATATTCATGTAAAAATATTCTGGCAGATAATCCATCTAATTTTAACTTATGGATTTTTTTATCTACATCTTCATACTTAACAACAATTTTTTTAGGTCTTAATATTTTTAAAAATAAATCTGGATAAGATAAACATCCCTCTTCCATTTCAACCTTTTCACTATATGTTTTAATAATTCTAGGATTAAAACAAACTATAATCTCATTATATTCTATATCTCTTATCATCACAAACGCTCTTTCTGATATACCTATTTGATTAGCAGACAATCCTACACCGTTATGATGAATCATACTTTCAATCAGTGTTCTTGATAAAAAATTCCTATCCAAATTATAACTACACGAATCAATTCGATTATGTAGTAATGGATCATCTGATTTAATTAATTCTCTTATCATTTTCTTTTTAACGGTGGTAAACCTTTCTTCTCACGATATTTGTTTGCTCTTATTTCTGCACGAGTAGGCATATCAACTTTCTTACCCATCTTTTTTTGTATAGTTTTCCATATCTTTGTAAGAATCGGTTTAACTATTCTCAATATAATAGGTGTCGCAGTCGCACCTGCTGTTGCGATAACTGCAATTGCGAGTGCATTTGTTGCTTGGTTTGTAGAAGGAATAAATTTTTCGACTGCGGAAGTTGGTTCGTATAAGGTAGTACAGATTTTACCATCTTCACTCAATTCATGACCCACAACTCTTTCATCACCTGATTGTGTTAAGTCACCAACTCTTAAATTACCAGGACCAGGACAAGGAACATCTTCATCTTTACCTAAATCACCAGTATCAGGAATCTCTGGTGCTTCGATTTCTGGTGGTGGTTGAACTGGTGGAGGGGGAGTTTCTCTTTGGATTATTAATTGCTCTGGTGTATAGTCCATCGCATCATATGTTGGATATTCACCGTGTGGACATAAAGTTGTTACACCATCTTCATCTTGATTTACAAGATCATGGTCGAAAGGCATCCGTGTAACCTTATCCTGATTATCCTTGTGCATCTTGACACAACCAGGTATCTCCACAATCGGAAATCCTATGTTTGTTGTGACTGGTGGATGATTACTCGGAATATTAGGTATACTATTCAACCATTGTTGATTACTTACAACATTAGGTATCGTAATATTTGGTACTTCAATCTCATTTATTGGGGACATAGACACCACCCGACTCTTTAGGCATTACAAACTTAATTTGTTTGTAAACCTCTTCAATTATAGTTTCTTTCAACCACTTTCGATTCTCTTCTACTCTTGCCTCACGAGTTTTTAACCCATAAATCGCAACAGTAAACACAAAAAGATTCAGTGCTATAGAAACACCAACTCCAATTTTAAGTAGAAGTTTCATTAGAAACTAGGAATACCAAATCCAGCACCTTCGGGAATAGGACTAGAAGGTGTAGCAGCATCTGATCCACCACCTAAATCAGGTAGACCTCCACCAACAACTCCACCAAGTCCATCAGGCATGACAGATTCCATCACTTTGCTTTTAACGTTTTCGATAATTGCATCCTTATTGAAATATACAACCCCAACAGCACCAACGACGGTGAGAGATACAACACCACTTGCAATAGCGATTCCATTTACAATCTTCTGTAACATAATTTTATTGAATGTGTTTTATTTAGTCGATGTTTTTTCTATTAAATATTTTTCTTTTGATGATGCTTTTTCAGCAGCATATAAAGCAAATGATTTAGTAGCAACTAATGACAGTATATGTTTGATATTGTCACTATCGTTCTTATCAAGTGGTCCTGCTAAACCGACAAGAGCACCCATAACGATACCTAGTTCGGCAAGTACAACAATAAAGATTAACTTTAATGCCCACTGTCCTGAGTTAAAGAACCTACTGATTTGTTCTCCAATAAATTTTTTCATTTAACCTGCGTCCAATGTACCGAATGACCTACGAATTTCTCGTAGTTCCTCGAAGTTTTTTTGTTTTGTACCACCATCGTACTCCCATGCGTACCCTTCGGTGATCATTTTTTCGTTGAGCGATACATCATCATCGCCAACGTATAACCAACCAAGCAGCCTACCATACTTACCCATCCCACCTTGAAGTTCAGTTCGTATAGTGAGTTCATCATCTCCATCAATCGTTTCCTCCAAATTTTTTTTCATCCAGTTTGTAGCATCAATACCTAATGCTTTTTCTTCTAAGTCTCTCGTTCTCTTCTCAGGAGTATCAACCCCAGCTATACGAACCCTTTCTTTTTTAATAAGATCGAATCCTAGATCTATTGATACATCAATGGTATCACCATCAACAACTCTATCAATAGACACGACTCGGAAGTTATAACAACTCTTCCGACTTGGTGGAACCATTGCTCCCATGTTCTTGCTCCCAAAAACTATCTAGTGCATTATTTATAGCATCAGAGGGAATGGTTGCATTCTGTTCTATTTGACCTTTTCTTACATTTCTTTGAAACATCATTTGTATACTCTGCCAGTGATGTGGATTGTAGATATCAATTTCACCTTTAAGTTGTTCTTTTGGTAATTCAACTGGTTTAAGTATTAAATCTCTTTCATCAGGGCAGTTTGCAGGTGAACCATCTAAAGGCAAACTGCAAGCATGTGCAGGTGGGTCTGTAACTGGTGCTGTACCACACATTGTTAAAAAGAATATTGGAATTATTGCTAGTTTATTCATTTGTATTCGTAAGTTGAGTCTGCATGCCGACATAATCCTATCGGCATAAAATTCATAGCGAAGGAGTAACGATATTTATCAAAATCATTTACATCAAGATGGTGAATTAGACTACTTGGAAATAAAATCATACTACCTTTAGAAGCAGGGAACTTAACATCTCCAAACATCTGCAAGTTATGATCTTTATTTTGAAAATCTACATTTATTTGTGGGGCATCTTTAGTAAAACTTAGATAACCACAATCATCATCAAAATAGTAAACAGAACTCCACATGGAGTTAGTATGAGTATGCATACCTATTCTACCATGTGGTTTTGTTTTCGTAAACCAACTAGTAGTCAACTGCAATGGAACGTCATACTGTAGTTCAGATAATGAATCATTAACTTTATTTTCAAATTGTTTTGATAATGTTTTATTAGAATCTAAAATATGTACATTTTTTGATTGACCACCATTGACTTCATCTTTCCATGTTACAGACTTCATCAAATCCTTTACAGGTTCAATCAAATCAGAGAGATTGAGGACATATACTAAAGTGGGAAAAATATTATACCTAATCATTATACGCTATCGCATTTGCTACTGAGAAAAGAAATTGTGCAATACAATATCTCCCTTCACATCTTCCAAGCTCACCATCAACAGAGAGAGGAAGAACTTCATGTTTTATTCTGGAGGGTATAATTAACATTCTATTGTTTAAACAATCTATATTAATCTTTTCTTCACCATTGTGGAGAACCATATCCCCTCCTGCAAATTTCTTAGGTTTTTTGTAAAACCAAGATAAACAAGTGATATATGATTCATCTCTATGTGCTTTGTAATACTCTCCATCTTGATCATAATATGAGAGAAGAGTGAGATCTTTAAGTGTATTAAAAGTATTAAAAAACCAATTTTCGCTCTCTGTAAAAATTTTTTTAAAATTATTATAGTAAAAAATTTTTCTATTAGTGTTCAGAATATTTGAGTACTTCCTATCTGCATAATATTCATCTAGAAAACTAAACTTATTTAATTTAAGACTCACACCATCCTCCATCGCACCAGAATGTGGATGAGTCTTTGGTGTGTTCCATTTGTGAGGATAAGTCATATGATGTAACTCATCCCAAATCAAATCTAATTCATCATTATTATAATAGTCATCTATAATAACAAAGGGAAAACTATGATTATTATTGTGAACTATTTTCATCATCAAGGTGTTTACAAAAACTCATTTCTTCATCATACTTTCTTTCATAGTCATATCCTTCAAATACAACTACTGGTGCAACTACTGAGTGAAATTCACGAAAGTATTCTTCTCTATTCTTTGCGTACTCTCTAGTCATTTGGAAAGTAATGATCGTATCTCAATATGTAGTATATCACAATTGACACAGAAATCAACAGTATGAGTATCATAATGTTAACACTATGAACTACAGTCACTGCCAGTATTCGTCTAATACATCAAAAGTTCTATTCAGATAATCATTTGCTCCTCTACAATACCCTTCATTCTTTTCTCCTATCTCACACTTATAATGTATTTCTCTTTTAAGTTGCATGAGTTTGTTAGTCATTGCAACCTTGTCTAGTCTTCCGTTCATTAGTCTCTTTGCCTCCAGTCGTCTGATCTATCATTCTTAAACCAATCTGCTATATCATCCGCACCATTAAAACCTTTTTTATTGGACTTAGGATCTCCTAAGTCCAAATATTTTAAACAAGATCCATCTGGATCTGTTGCTATTCTCCTCGCTGAACTTAACATACCTCTTGCACTCGTATTTGCCTTCCCTAATTTTGTTGCCCATATCATATCAGTCATACTGACTTCAGTTCCTGATGCAATATCTTTACAAATTGCTTCTAATCTTAAACGGTATTGGGTAGATAACATAAACTAATACATGTGATTAGTATTATCTATGCAACCATCATCATCGCTTTTTGTAATTCTTTGGAATGCTCATATTCATCTTGAGCAATCTCTGCAATCTTAGTATCCTCTGGGTGATATGCACTATATTTTGTGTAAGTTTCAAATGCATGTTTTTCAATTTTCATGTTGATGTCGTAAGCGTCAACAGGATTGAAAAGATAGTACCCAACCATAATCCAATAATAAAGTAAAACAAGATGTTTGGCAAAGAAGCGGTCAATCCAATACCTGTTACCTTCTCTAAGCTCCATTTCTTCCAAGTGTTCTGTTTCATTTAATGCCTGATAAAAATGTTCCTTCATTAGATATATGTGTTCTTCACCTCTGAGTCCTAGAGATTCACGGAAATGTAACACAGATATAAATGCAAAGTAGGGTGCTCTAGCAATAACTTCTAAAACCCAAAATCTTTGAAAATCTCTACCTCTGTAGAGAAAGTCTAAGATGTAGATAGTTACATCCAAGACCCATGTATTAAATTTTTTCATACCCATGCATAGTTAATAGAAGTAAAAACTGCTATACAGATTACTCCAAATAAGATAGTTGTTGATGTGATTGGTAGATTTTTCATTACTCCTCCTTTGTAATTGTATCCAAAGAAAAAGGATGTACCTGTAGATAGGGTACATCCTCTCTTGCGTGTCTTACTGCTTCAAATGCGTCATCCGCATATTCACCAATTTCATGGTGTTCGTTTTTTTGGTCGTGCCAACCGAGTGTGTAGTGGGACATGATAGTTTCAACTCCAGTACGCTATTATTTATTATAGCAACTAGGTATAATTACGCATCAATGTGTCGGTTTACACACTAACAATCTTTGTTTATATCTTCTGCCATCTGACCACCAATCTCTGCACCTTGATTACCACTAAACATTGTTACCCAACCAGCAGCAACCCAACCAATAATGGGAATATTAGCAACGCTAGGAGCAACACTAGCACCAACACTGGAACCCACGAGTCTTCCTGTTTGTTCTGCTCCTCCGATTGCTTTGATGCAAGCTTCTGATTTTTTGTTTCCTTCTGTAACTGTGGTTGGTTTATGGTGTACTGCACCGTCCATTGTGTACTGTTCAACGACTTTAACTTTGTTGTTAGCCAATCCAAGAAAGCCACCCTTGGTATTACTATCCCTTTCCACACGCATTACTTTTGGATCATTTGCTTTATAACTTATCTTGTATCCGTTATGTCCGACTTCTGCTTCATATGATGTATAAGGACCAACTGGTAAGTTGATGCTTGGTAACTTACTTCGACGATTTGATAAAGAACCAATCATACCGATGTGTGAGATAGCAAAAAGACTACCTACTACACCAATTGATATCCACTTTATCTTATTCATTTTGTATCAGGTACAATTTTTACAGGTCCTTGCTCTATCCTTATGGTTTGAGCAGGTGCAGTTTCAGATGCTTTAGCAATAAGAAACTCCATATCTTTTTTAGATATGTTAGGACTACTACCTTCACCATCTTTCTTTTTCTTACCTCCAGCGGAAACACCAAAAGTAGCTAAAGTTCCTGTGAAGACCGAAGCTATGAAAGTTGGATCAATTCTCTCTCCTCTCTCGTAGCCTGGTATTTTAACATAATTTAAAGTCAAAATTCCTGCGGACCACACAAGGACTATCACTCTTATGAGTGTAGCTAAGTATTGCAGTTGCTCTTCTTTATCATCAACTGCCTCTTTAAGTTTACCTAGAGGACCTTTCTTTTCCTCTTTCTTTACTGCATCAGCCATATCATTAAATACTAGGCAGCTTTATTTAGTAATCAACACATTTAACGTGAGGCGATGATATCACCATCATCATCCTCATCTTCTTCTTCGGGTGTGAACACTAATAGTTCATCTCCAGTCTTCACACCTTCCATCTCTGGATGAGGTGCTGGAATCCTATATGCTCTCATAGAATCACCATAAGATTTGACTGGAGTTTTATCAAATGTTTCTAAAGTTGACCCCATCATCTTAACCATATACGCAAACGTTGCTGCAAATAGCATTACAAAGAATACTAAGTATATAAAAACTGTTATATCATTCATTTATATTAGTCCTAATGAACCTGCTGTTATTCCTATACAGATAAAAAATCCAAATTCTACTAGTTCTCTACTCCCAGATGGAATTGAATTCATACCTTTATTTAAATTTATCCAAATTTGGTTCATTTATGACTAATTGTTAAGTTATTTTATTTAGTATCCTTGACAGATGGGAAGTATGTAAGGTGTAAAGTGTTTGCCTCATCTAGTTTTCCTTCATCTCTAAGTCTCTTTATTTGTTCATCAATGGTTTTTAAAAATTCCTTTGAATGAGCGTTAGTCATCTGTTAGTGCCTTAAATTGTACAGATAAGATGTCGTGATACTTACAATTTGGTTCAAACCACTCTAGATATTCTAGGGCGATTGCATAACCATCAATGACATCTTCATAATTATTACTCTCGCAAAGTATATGTATACGTTTTAGTGCCCAATCACGATTTGAATGAAGAGTTTGTTCCAAATTTTGCATAATCTTTTCGCATATAGCGACCTAGAATGTTACTATTATAGTATAGTGGTGATCCATCGTCAAGTGATTCGGATAGGACATTGTTCAAAAATAACTGTCTGGTCTCTTCGTAGTTACAGTTCCCTTTTGTGGTATGTAAACTTAATATTTCTC